CAAAGGCATGGTGCTGCAGGTAGAAGAACCGAGCCGCACGCTGGATGTCGGTTAGGGTTTCAGGGCGGGTCATCTTCTGCCACTCGAAAACCTGCCGGGAGCTGAGCGCCCATTTGAACTGGCGCACGAATTCTTCCAGGTGGTTTTGCACCACCCGATACAACGTCACTAGGTCGCCATTGATATCGTTGAGGACTTCAACTGGTGCAGCCTGGGGTCGCATGAAGTAGAGCGCCGCGCCTCCGGCAAAGACTTCAACGTAGCATTCATGTGGAGGGAAGAGAGGAATCAGACGGTCGGCCAGGCGGCGCTTGCCACCCATCCATGGAACGATTGGGTTTGTCATTTTTGCAATCCTTTGCAAGGTGAGTGTTCATTGGGGTGGTGCTAATTTTTAGCGACCTGAAATGTAGGTCAGGGCGCAATGGTCCTGACATACGCCTGGCACGCCCGCAGCGCGATCAATCCTTTGTCGCCGGCGTCGGTGATGCCGATAATTCGTTGAGCATGCGCTGGGTCAAGTTGGGCTCGACAGGCTGCATGAACCACGCCGGCGGCGCTGGCGGTGGCAGGCACGTTGCAGCCACTGGCTGTATCCGTGGCGTCGAGAAGGACTGACAGCCGCACATCAGCAGTAGCAAGGCGGTCACGCAGCAGAGCCTGGTTGCGCTGGGCATCGAATAATTCCTTGGTGTGTTGTTGGTCGGAGGTTGCCAGTTGCTGCTCGATGGCCAAGCGCTTGTCTTGCTCGCTACGGGCCTGAGCTGCAGCGGCATTGCCGATCGCGGTCAGGTCCGTTTCGAACTGGGCGCCCTGCTCGGCTAACGTCTTGCCGAGGCGCCAGTCCTGCACCTGCCAGGCAGCGCCGAAGCTCGCGGCCATAGCCACCAGGATCAAGGCAGCCAACCCGGCAAGCTTCTGCACGGGCGTCATGCCAGCACCCGCAATGCCGTCTGATACAGCGCCAGGCGATCGGCTGCGCCGTTCGGCACCTTGCCCTTGCTGCCGGTGTTGATAAGTCTCCCGATGTTCTGGATGTCGCCAGCATCGGCCAGGGTGTTGAGCCCGTTTACGGACCAGTACCAGGCCGCCGACAGCGCGGCGTATTGCGGCTGCTCCAGCAGCTCGGGGTGATTGATCAGGTCGACGCCCAGGGCTTCACCGCACGCACGATAGTTGTCCTTGCCGGTGATTTGGATCAGGCCACGCCCCCGGTAGATATAGCCCTCGCCCGTGGCCTCAGGGCCGTTTCCCATACGGCCGCCATAGACGGCATTCCCCATACGCGCGGAGCTTCCCGCCAGCTCAGCGGCACGCGGCACCAGGGATCGCCAGCGGGAACCCGGGCTAGCGGCATTACCCAAGGCTACGATTCGGTCCGCTCTGTAGTTCAGGCTCTCGACCAGGCGCATCAAATGGCCGGATTCATGCCCGACTTGGGCGATGAAGGCCGCGATTCGCTTGGGCGTGACGATTCCGTACTTGCTCATCGCAGTATTCAAGACACCGACAAAAAGCCCGGCTTGACGGCCAGCGTTCGGGAGGATCAACAGCAACTGCTGCAGGGTGATAGACATGTTTTCTCCAGGCAAAAAAAAGCCGCCAAACGGCGGCGGTCTCTAGTTAAACGAGGGTTTCAGTGAGTCACGTCAAAGCTGTAGGACCTTGACCTCCTTGGTTTTTTTCGCCTTCTTACCCTTGGCCTTGGCCTTACCCTTTTTGCCGCCATTGCACTCGACGGTGGTGGACCAGCCCGCCTGGGTAAATACCTGCTCAACCGAGTCGACCAAGTACTCGCCATCAATGCCGACCTTGAAGCCCGTGGCGTTTACCGACCGCTCGGCAAACAGATCGGTACGCCCAGGCATTTCAAGACGAACGCCTGCAGAAGATCGATTGAAGGCGGTCAGGCGGGCCTTGGCGGCTTGGGCCGCAGCGGTCTTGTTGGGGTAGATATGACGGTCTGTATGCACCGCCGGCAACCCGTCGGGCGCATCCGTGTTGTCCAGGCTGATCAGCTTCAGCTCACCGCTTTTCTTGTCCTGATGCTTGGTGGCCACTGCCTTGTGCGTGTTGCGATCGCCTAAGCGGAACTGCCACCGACTGACATCGGCGGGCGTGATGGTAACGGCGCCCAAGGCCTTGCCGCTCGCACTGGTGCCGCCGTCGCGGGTCATGACAATCAACTTCCCATCGGCCACCTTGGCTGTGCAGTCGTGCTGCTTGGCAATGCGGGTGATGAAGTTGAAATCAGACTCGCTGAGCTGGTCAGCCCGGGGCACGTTCGTGGAGACGTTGCACACCGGCGTCCAGCCGTTGCGGGCAGCCACGTCGGCCACGATCTTGGACAGCGGCACATCTTCCCAGCTACCGCTGCGCACCGTCTTTCCGGTACCACGCATGTCGCCGGCCTTGCCGCGCACGACGATGGTGTTAGGCGGGCCGGATATCTCGACCTCATCAACCATGTAACGGCCCAGCCGCACCATGGACGTTTCGGCATAGCCCAGATAGATCTCAATGCCGGCGCCGCGCTTGGGCAGCGCCACGGCGCTGTCGCGGTCATCGATGCGCAGCTCGAAGTCGTCCGACTCCATGCCTGGCTTGTCAGTGGTTTTCAGCAATAACAGGCGGTCATTGATCAGCGCGGTAATGTCTTTACCGTCTGCAACGACACGAAATCGAGGGGTCATGGTTCACCCAGTTACCCCGCCAACGCGGGGGAATGTTGGCGGCCGTTACGCGTAACGGAAGGAAAGGACAGCCAGGCCTGGCTAATCCCAAAGCATCACAAGTTCTTCAGTGGGTGCCGGCATGTCCGGCAGGACAATCACCACACCAGCTCGGTACGGCTGAACCTCATCGGCCAGCCCCTGATTGGCATCGAGCACGGCCTCCACCGTGCCGCTCAGATGGCCGTAGTAGTTGTGACAGATGGTGTCCAACAGATCCCCGTCAGACGTTCTGCATGTCGTCGCCATAGCGTACAAACTCCAGGGTAAAGCCTTGCTTACGCGGGATACCGCCGCCCAGCAGCGCGCTTTGTTCTTCCTCGACACTGGTCATGCACCAGGTGCCCAACACGTCGCCGTAGCCGGTGGTCAGCGTCATGGGCTGCAACTTGCCACCCAGGGTTCGCAGGGTGTCCAGTTGCTTGATGCCGCCCCTGAAGCCCGGGAAGATGGCGCCCTTCAACGTCAGCTTTTCGTCACCCATACCGATAGCTTGCTGGGCTGGTCGACGCGTCAGGCGCTCCTGAGAGGCCCAGCGGAAAGCTGTCGAGCGCCGCAATTCATCGAAGGCCGCCGTGTCCAGGTTGAAGAAGTACGGCTGTTGTTTCGGATCACGCGGCTGCATGATCATCAGGTGTGGAAAAGGCTTCACGGCCTCCGGCGCCGGTGTGGCATCCGCAGCAAAGGCCCCAGTCGGAACAATGCCCGACAGCGAGGGGCTGACCTTGCCGGCGATATTGTTGATCGCCGTCGCCGCCCGCCCCGCCTGTTCCTTCAGCGCACCCAAGCGCTCATCAATCTGAGACGCCGCCCGGGTGGCTGCGCTGTACACCGACACCACCTGGCCAACCTTCGCCTGGGCCGCCGTCACCCCACGCATAACACGCTGAAGCTTTTCGCCAACGGCCGGCCCCACAAACGGAATACCTTCCAACTCCGAAGCCGCGCCGCTGAGTTCACTGATCGCCTCGTCCACCGGCGCGATCATCCCATCCAAGTTACGGCGACCAGTCTCACCCGCCGCCGCCAGAGACTTAACGCTTGATTGCAGCTGCTCCATGTAGCCCATAAATCCCCCAGGTCAAAGATGTGCGTCGTCGTAGAGCTTGCGGCTTTCCAGCTGTTGAGTGATTTCGCGCTGTTGCTGTGCGATGTAAGGCTGCAATTCACGGGCGAGCTGCGCCGGATCCTTCACATCCCCCTGCACTGTCACCTGAATAGGCGCGCTGATATCAACCTTCTGCTCGATCTTCGGCGCCGGCGGTCTTGGCGGTACCGCCATCAGCGAAACCGCAGCGGGTGTGCTCGATGCCGGCGGCGAAGCCAGCGAACGAACCACGTCGCCACCCACCGGCCCCGGCGTCTTGACGGCGCCAGGCATCAGCAGAGAGCCATCACCCTTAGGCGCGAAAGACGTCGCGATATCGCTGAGCACCGGCGGAATGTCTTTGCCGGCGTTGACCATCATCAACGGGCCAGCATCGGGCATCTTCTTCAGCCCATCGTCGCCGCCGAAGAAGGACTTGCCCAAATATCCGCCCAGGGCGTCGCCCCCCAGGCTGCCCAGGTAGGCACCGAGCAACCCACCGACCACCGTGCCGATTATCGGCACCGCCGAGCCAATCGCCGCACCGGCCGCAGCGCCGGCAAGCGTGCCTGCCAAGCCCCCTGCCGCCTCGCCGTAGCCTTCGGCCTTTTCATCACGGGTCGTGGCGTTGTCGTAGGTGTCTTTGATCTTGTAGCCAGCCTCAATGACCGCCAGGGCCGCAGGCAGCTTGGCGCCCTTGGGTAACCCGAGACCCCGCCCGCCAATCTTACCGCCCTTCCCACCCTTGCGACCGCCATCAACCCCACCATCCAGGCCGCCCAAGCCACCTGCAGGCAGATTGGTGACAATCACCTTTTGCGGGATGTTCGGGTTACCCATCAGCGAACCACGGCCGACGTTCAGCAGGCCCTTGCCGATCTTCAGCGCACTCAGCGCGGCGCCCAACGTGACTGCGCCTGCAGCAACCGCAGCGATCACCGCCGTAACTGGTTGGTACTTGTTGGCCAGGTCAGCCAGCGCATAGCCAACCTTCCCCAGGCCATCCGCGACCTTATCGGTCAAAGGCCGCAAACCATCTCCCAGGCTAATCATGGAGGCTTCCATGCCCGCCGTGGCCTCCGCCCATCTGCGGTTGGACGTTTCGCGGGCCTTGGCGGCGTCCGACTCGATCTTGGTCTTGCCGTCGGTTTTCTCGATCGTGACCATATCGGCCTTGATCTTGTCGCCGTATTTGATCTGCGCGAGCAAACCCGCACTGGCGCTCTGATCGCTGACGATGTTGGCTAGGCCAGCGGCTTCAGTCAGGGCCACCATGGCCTGCTGTTCCTCGGCGCTGCCGTCCGCTGCCGCCTTGATCTTGGCCTTGAGGGCCTCGATCTTTTTGGCCTTCGCCGGATCCTGACGCTTGATCATTTCCTGACTGAGCATGATGAAAGCGTCAACCGGGTTGGCTGCCTTGCCGCTTTTCGTCGCGGCCAGGATCGAGCCGGCCAGGTCGTAACCTTCCTTGGCAAAGCGCTCCTGGC